CGAGGCGGCGAAAGCTAAGTTAATGGCAAATGCCGACACCGGCAGTTAAAATGCCCCCTGATAGGAGGCTGGCATGGCGACACCTGGAACCCCGGCTGGTGGGAAGGCAACGCCCTTTGAGCCCGGTCTGATCGAACGGATCGCTGGAGCGGTGCGCTACACCATCACCGGCGAAGCGCCTGCGTGGTTCGGCCCAAATAATCCCCTGCCTCCGCAGGCCCCAGAGGAAGTGAAGGGCCGCCCCTTCGACTTCCCAATGGGCGTCAACCTCAATTACCGCCCCAAGAGCGAGGCCAGCGAATCCGGCATCGGGTTTGATGTCTTGCGGCGCATCGCTGACCCAGCGGCGGGCGGGCTGGACCTCATGCGGATCGCCATTGAGACTCGCAAGGATCAGATGGAGGCTCAGCGCTGGATCGTCCGCCCGAAGAAGCTGGATGATGAGATCCCCGAGCCCTCCAAGGAACGGGCGAAGCTGGTGCAGACCGCGCTCCGCCGCCCCGATCTGGTCCACACCTTCCGTCAGTGGCAGAGGCAACTGCTGGAGGATCTACTGGTCATTGACGCCCCCACCCTCTACCTGCGACCGATGGCCGAGGGCTTCAAGATCCCCGAGGTCATGGACGGCGCCACCATCAAGATCCTCGTGGACCAGAATGGACGGCGTCCCCTCCCGCCCGAGCCCGCCTACCAACAGATCATCAAGGGCCTTCCTGCCAATGACTACACACTGGACGAACTGATCTATGCCCCGCGCAACCTGCGGAGCCATCGGTTCTATGGCATGAGCCCGGTCGAACAGGCGGTGAACCTCATCAACCTGGGCTTGAAGCGGCAGCTCCACCTGATCAGCTATTACACGGCGGGTAACATCCCCGAACAGTTGGTGGGCGCCCCGGAAATCTGGAACCCCGACCAGATCAAACAAGCGCAGGATTGGTTCGATACCATCCTGACGGGCAACCTGGAGGCCCGGCGCAAGCTCATCGTGGTCCCAGGCGGCATGGACACGAAGCCCCTGAAGGACGCCCAACTGACTGACCCCCTGGACGAATGGCTGGCGCGTGTCATCTGTTGGTGCTTCAGCATCAGCCCCTCCGCGCTGGTGAAGGATAACAACAGGGCCACAGCTCAGACCAACGCCGCCACGGCTCGGGCCGAGGGCCTGGAACCGCTGAAGGAATGGTGGGCAGACGTGATGAACGAGGTTCTGATCCGGTGCTGGGGAGCGGATGATCTGGAGTTCGCCTGGGCCGACGAGGAAATCACGGACCCCAAGGTGAAGGCCGAAGTCCACAAGGCGTACGTGGACATGAGGGTGCTCACCCCGGACGAAGTGCGGGCGGACCTCGGCAAGAATCCCCTCACCCCTGAGCAGAAAGAGGAACTGAATCCCCCGCCACCTCCGGGCCTGTTCGGCGGAGGTGGGGATGAGTTGGGTGGCGGAGGCGATCCGACCGGGAAGCCGGGTGCAAAGCCGAAGCCTCCCCAGGGGGGGGGCCGTGACTCGGCCTCTGGCCTCCCCCCTGCCTCTGAATCCAGCGCTGAGAAGGTGCAAAAAAAAAAGACCCTGGCACCCCTGACCCGGAACCGTCCCATCGCCCGACGCGTGGAGAAGCGCATCCAGGCGGCAAGCAAACAATACTTCACCGGTATCCGTGACGCCGTGCTGGCGCATCTGCGGGCCGAAAAGATCGCCAAGGCTGAGTTCACCCGTGATGAGCTTGAGGCGATCTTGGCGGCCTTGCCGACAGAGGATCGCGAGGCATTCCTGGACCTGCTTAAGCAGGAGTTAGGCCGCATCGCCATGGATGGGGCCAGCGAGGCTCTGGACCAGATCTTTGAGTTCACCGGGACCATGAGCGAGGATGCCCTGGACGAGATGCTCTCCCAGGCGAACACGAAGGCCATCGCCTGGGCGGAGGAACACGCGGCCCGCCTGGTCACGGGCATTGACGAAACCACCCGCGAAGGACTACGGGATCTAGTCAGCCAGGCCCTCACGGGCGGCTGGAGCAACGATGAACTGGCGGGTGCCATCCAGGATGCGACCAGCTTTGGGGACGCCCGAAGTGAGATGATCGCCCGCACGGAAACCGCCGCCGCAGACATCCAGGGCAACCTCATGGGCTATCGTGAGTCCGGGGTCGTGGATGCCAAGCAATGGCTGGTGGCCCAGGATGAGGTATGCGAGGACTGTCAGGCCATGGACGGCATGGTCGTGGCCCTGGATTCCGAGTTCCCTGGAGGCGATCCGCCTCTTCACCCTAACTGCCGGTGCGATCTGCTTCCGGTCCTCTCACAACCTAATCAGGAGGAATAACCCATGGCTGCGCCATCTGCTCTGACCCTCTTCAACACGTTCAAGGCGAACCTCGGAAATGGGACGTTCGACATGGACGGCAACTCGTTCAAGGCCGCGCTGTTCACAAGCTCCGCCTCGCTTTCCGCCGGAACTGGCGAGGTGTTTGGCGACCTCACCAACGAAGTCGCCAATGGGAACGGCTACACTTCCGGGGGTGTCTCGCTAACCTCTCCCACGTTCACGCAGACTTCCGGCACGGCGGCATTCAAGACGGGCAACAATCCTTCATGGACTGGTAGCGGTTCTGGGTTCTCAGCCCGCTACATGGTTATCTATGCCTCTGGCACGCTCAATGGCAAAGCGAGCCCGCTTGTCGGCTTCCTGCTGCTGGACTCTACTCCCGCTGATGTGTCCTTCGCTGCGGGCAACACGGTGACTGTCACGCAGAACTCCGCTGGCTGGTTCACCCTCACCTAGTAGGAGGCTCGAATGAATCCTGGTGATCGCGTCATCATTCTCCCACCCTTTGCGGATGCCTTCCCCGGCGTTCACATCGTGTCCTCCGTGGGCACCGCCGATGATGGGCAGACGGTTATCTATCTGGAGGGCATGGGTTCGGCCTTCTCACCGATGTACTTGGAGGCCGCGCCATGACCGATTTTGCGACGACCTCAGATGTCGTCTCCGCCCTTGCCGCCGCTGGCAACTCCGGCGCGGGCGGGCGATTCAACATTTACAAGACAAGTCTGACCGCCGTGGCCTCCAACTGGTATTCCGGGTGGCAGGAGGGCGGAGCGCCAGCGGCGGGCGCGACTCCGGGGGCATGGGCGAATCCGACCTATTCCACGCTCGGGGCCTACAATCCGAACTATGTCAACCCCGGAAGCGCAACCTGTCGCCTGCTGTGGGGCTCCATCGCTCAGGCCAACGCGGGGCAGGGCAAGTGGCTGATTGACCGGCTGGGACACATGGGCGGCCTCAGCGGGACCGTGACCACAGCCCAGTCCACCGGCGCAGTGATGAGTTCGCCCGTCAGTGATGGGCGGTGCTCATCGGACTATTCAGACGTGGAGTGGTACCTGGAATGGTATTCCGCCACGGGTTCCACTGGCGTCACCGCAACTTGCGCCTTGACTTACAATGATGCGTCCACCGGCTCCACGACCGTCACCATTGCGGCCTCCCTGCCTGCCTACCGCATGCTCCCGATCCAGCCTCCCTCTGGCGTCGTGGGCAAGTACATCAAGACAGTGGACAGCGTGACCCTCAGCGCCAGCACGGGCACCGCTGGCAGTTTCGGCGTCACGGCGGTCAAGCGGCTGGCATCGTTCATGAGCCTCGCAGCGAACTACGCGGACACCAGGGACTTCGCGGCGCTCTCGATGCCCAAGGTCGGAGCCAATGCCTGCATAAATGCGATGTACTGGACGACCACGACCAGCACCGGCATCACCCTCGGCTCCTTTGCCATTGGAGCTAAGTAGCCATGCTCTGGACCACTCGTGCCACGGCTCAGAACCTCCGGGATACAGGGGTTCTGGGAGCCGTGACCGGGTCGGAGTTCTGGGAGCATGACACTGGAAGCGTCGTAATAACTACGACGATCACTTGGACCCAAAGGGCAAGTTCGCAGGGCTGGAGTGGTATCGCCCTCTCTGCCGATTGCACTGACCTAGCTGCGTGTGCATATGGCGATTACATCTACACCTCTAATGACTCTGGTGCTACTTGGACCCAAAGAGCAAATTCGCGGAACTGGCGCGGTGTCGCTTCATCTTCAGACGGCACCAAGCTAGTAGCATGTGCGACTTCTGATTACATCTACACATCTGCCGACTCAGGTGTAACTTGGGTACAAAGAGCAAGTTCACAGGGTTGGTATGCTATCGCTTCATCTTCAGACGGCGCCCAACTAGCTGCAATAGTGAATGGTGGTTACATCTATACCTCTGTGGACTCCGGTGTTACCTGGACGCAGAGAGCAAGTTCGCAGGGCTGGAGTGGTATCGCTTCATCTTCGGATGGGACCAAACTAGCTGCATGTGTGTCCAATGGTTACATCTGGACCTCTACGGACTCCGGTGTTACCTGGACGCAGAGGGCAAGTTCGCAGAACTGGAGTGGTATCGCTTCATCTTCGGATGGGACCAAACTAGCTGCATGTGTGCGCGATGGCTATGTTTGGACCTCCGCAGATTCCGGTGCTACTTGGACGCAGAGCGCGAGTTCGCAGAACTGGGGCTACATCACCTCATCTTTAGATGGAACCAAACTAGCTGCTGGCGGTGGTTACATCTGGACCGCCACACTGACGCAGAACATTGCCCTGAATTGCCCGGCGCCAGTGGCCATCACAAGCTCTAGTTTGGCGCCAACACTGACGACGGGCACCACTCTCAATTGTCCTACGCCAGTTGCAATTACCACGGCAACCGGTGCGCCTACGGTCCAACTCTCGCTACAGGCCCCAACGCCAGGCGAGATTGTCACGGCTACGGATGCACCAACTGTTCAGCTCTCACTACAGGCTGCAACGCCAGGTGCTATTGCCACGGCAGCGCCCGCGCCAACGGCTCAACTCACGCTACAGGCTCCCGACCCAGTTGCGATTACCGCATCAAGTCCACAGCCGACAAGAGGCACATCTCTCGATTGCATTGCGCCAGGTGCAGTTGTCACATCAAGTCCTTCACCAACACTAGGGCAGAACACCGCTCTCGATTGTCCTACGCCGACGAATATCGCCACCGCAGCAGCAGCACCGGCGCTGGCGATCAGCTTGGCCGTTCCGTCTGCCACCGTGACCCTTGCGGAACCCGCGCCTGCCTTGTCGCAAGCCACCGTATTGCAGGTGCCGTCCGCTGCGGCTATGAACACGGCGGAACCGGCGCCTTCTCTCTCCGTGAGTCTGCACGCATCCGTCTCTGCGGCAGCATTCGCCACGGCTGCGGCCGTTCTTGTCTCGGTTTTGGGAATACCCGCAGCCGCGCCAGTGAACATCGGGGCACCCGCGCCTTCTTTGGCGGTGAGCCTGGCCTTACCCTCGCCCGCCGCGCTGACCCTTGCACCCGCAGCGCCTGCACTAGCAACGGACCTGAACATCCCAGCACCTGGGACGATGGGATTCGCCGCGTCTGCATCGGCGATGTCCACCTCCAGCACCACCGATTTACAGGTCGGAGGACCGGGAAATCTCACCCTGGGCAGGCCGGCCCCTTCGATGGGGTTCGCACTAGCCGCTCCCGTCACGTCCAGCACTCTTGCAGGTCTGACACCAACGCTGGAAGTGGACCAGGTTCTCCAGATACCGGCCCCGGCTGCTATGGCTCTGTCTGGCCCAGCGCCGAGCCTGGCGCGCAACCTTGATGTCCCGTCCGCAACGCTGACAACATCCGGGGCGCAACCTTCCGCGCAATTCGTCCTCAGCGTTCCGACCTCATCGTTGGCCTTCGCTGCGCCTGGCCCTTCCTTGTCCATGGCGGGGCTCCTGGAGACGGACCCGCGTTTCTATGTTGAGGCGCATGTTAGGGCCTGGACGGTGACGCTGGAGGCCCGGACATACATCCTAGCGCCGATGGGCGTCTCCGCCATCACCGCTGACACCCGCACCTGGGCCATCACCCTTCCCCCCAGAACCTATGAGGTGAACGCATGAGCATTCAGAGCTTCAGTCCCAAAGATCCTGAAGAGGTCATTGTCCTCACGGTCAAGTTCGACAACCTGCTAGGGGGCGCGGAGACCATCACGGGCACCCCGGTGTTCACCGCCGAACGTCAGGACGGGACCACGGAGGACACCAGCGCCATGATCAGCGGGACCGCCACCGTTCAGGGCGGATCGGCTCTGCAACTGATCGCGGGCGGCACGAATGGCGCCACCTATCTCATCCGGGCCAAGGTCACGACCTCGGTTGGGCGGACCTTGGTGGGGGGTGGACTCCTACCCATCAAGCGCGGGGCGGCCTGATCGGACTATTGAAAAAGCGCCTCTGGTGCTAGAATCCGGGGCGAAAAGGAGGGGGCGATGCGGATTTGGGGCGAAATCACCAAGGTCGTCGAGAACGATGACGGCACCCTGACCGTTTCCGGCATCGCCTCCAGTGAGGCAGTGGACAGTGACGGTGAGGTCGTTACCTCCGCCGCCATGAAGGACGCGATCCCCGACTACATGAAGTTCGGCGCCCTGCGGGAAATGCACCAGCCCATCGCCGCTGGGACAGCCCTGTCCTGCGAGGTCCGTGAGGATGGCCGGACCTATCTGGAAGCCATCGTGGTAGATGCCGAGTCTTGCCGGAAGGTGAAGGCTGGCGTGCTCAAGGGCTTCAGCATCGGCGGGAAGGTCACGAAGCGGAACGGCAAGAACAAGAAGGTCATTGAGGGCATAAAGCTGGTGGAGATCTCCCTGGTGGACCGCCCCGCCAACCCGGAGGCCATCATCGGCCTCGTCAAGATGGAGGACACCGTGGATGAGAACACGATCACGTCCGGCCCCGAAACCCAGGCCACCGGCAATGCCCCGGCGGTGGACGTTGAGAAGGCGGAGCGACTGAACATCGTCAAGGCATGGGCCGGTGAGGAAATCATGGATGCGGGTCAGGCTCTGGCCTGCCTGGATGCCCTGTTCTGGCTCTGGCAGAAGGAACTGTCCGATGGCGACGCGGCCCAAGCGGCGGATCTGGAGGTTGCCTGTGGGCGTCTCCGCGCCTTCATCGCGTCCGAAATCATGGAGGACAACTCTCAGCCCCAGGGCGATACCGTGCTGGAGATGGGAGCAGATACTGGCGACCTGGAGAAGAAGGGGGCCAAGTATTCCCAGGAAACCAAGGCCGCTCTGAAGGCGGTGAAGGATGCCGTCGCCAACCTGGTCGAGTGCATGAAGCCCTTTGAGGACATGGAGGCCGGGGATGATGTTGAAGAGGGCGAGAAGGCTGAATCCGCCGATGCCATCCAGAAGGCCGCCGCCCTGGAGG